GGAATCGACAGACTTGTAGAGATGAGAGTAGATTACCGTGGTGACTTACGTTAGACAGTCAAAATCAATAAGTGCAAATGATAATATAGCACCTTCTGGATTCGCCCTAGCGGCATAATCACAGGGAGTTGGCGACTTACTTAGCAACAGAAAAGTCGCACTTTAAGTTTCAATTATAGGAAAGGATTTTTAAATGAAACAGATACTACTTGCAACAGTAGCAACATTCGCACTAGCGGGAACAGCAATGTCCGCTGACTTGGATGTAGAGTTGGGTCTAGACCTTACACAGAATGCCAGCGATAAAATGGTGGCAGACACAACAATCGATATTAGCATGTCAGCACCAGCTGGTATTGCAAGTCTCGGTCTAGTCGCAGATGGCGATGCTGTAAAAGTAGACAGCTATTCTCTAGGTACTGTAGTAGCTGGCGTTGCTGTTTCTTATGGAGATCAAGGTGATCTATTGGGTGACTTCGGTGGTAAAACTGATAGCGTAGGTGGAACAACACTTGCTAACCCAAATGATGATGGCGAAAGCATTAAAGTGTCAGTAGCAGGCGTAGGTCTACTAGTAGGTCTAACAGACGTAACTTCAGACATCACAGATGTAGAGAATGTACAAGCAACATACTCACTAGCAACCAGTGGCGTTGAAATCGGTACAGGTATCGACTACAACATGGATAGCGAAGAGATGACTATCTTGTCACATGCAGGTTATGCATTGAATCAATTTGGATTCGGTGTAACAGGTACATACGAAGTAGAAGCCGAAACATATGGCTTTGAAGCTGATGTAACTGCTATGGGCTTGACAGCATTCGTCAACGGTGATGATAGCGACATGATGCAAAATATTGGTGGTGGTTATACAACTACAATCAATGGCATGGGTCTATACGCAGAAGGATCGTACAACCTTGATAGTGAAGAGTTCACACCAGCAGTTGGTGCATCCTTCAACTTCTAAGAAGTATAGTAAAGTAAAGAGTAAAACAAGGGGCGAGGAAACTTGCCCCTTTATTTGTAATTAATACATAATGATGTGAGCGCAGGGGTAAAGCCTGCAAACAAGGAGAAAGTGAATGGAACTACTAACTATCTGGAGCCTCATCGGGTTCCTTCTAGCCGCCTATGCGGTGATCGCCAACGACTCAGTACAAACTCTCGGTACATGGATGGCGTCAAACAATGAGAGATTCAATTACAAAACTTTATGGCTAGCCGCAAGTGCTGTACTACTAGCAACGCTATGGTATGGATGGCATGTGAACGGTGGCGATATTAGTTACGGAAGATTAAACAAAATCCCGTGGCAAGATGTTCAATGGTATCACGCCGCCGCACCAGGAATACTTGTAGTGCTTACACGCTTTGGTGTGCCAGTGTCAACATCCTTTTTAGTGTTGAGTGCTTTTGCGAGTACGTTTGTGCTAGAAAAGATGTTGATGAAGAGCATCATGGGTTATGGTATTGCCGCTCTGTTCGCATATGGTGTTTGGTACTTTGTATCACGTACACTTGATGAGACTAAGCCAGTTAAAGATGAACATAAAAACTATTGGCGCATAGCACAATGGGTAGCAACAGGTGGCTTGTGGTGGACTTGGTTGTCACACGATATGGCAAACATTGCTGTGTTCTTACCGAGACAAGTGCCTGTCGATTTAATGATCTTAGTATCAGTTGTATTCGTAACTGGTCTATTCTTTATGTTTAGAGAACGTGGAGGAAAGATACAACAGATCGTACTAGAGAAGCATAACACCCGCTACGTGCGCAGTGCAACGCTCATAGACTTGTTCTACTGGGTTTGCTTATACTTCTTTAAAGAACTTAATGACATTCCTATGTCAACTACATGGGTCTTTGTGGGTATGCTTGCAGGGCGTGAACTTGCTATCGCAACGTTTACAGGTAAGATGAAAACTAAGTCTGTCTTTCCTCTAGTAGCAAGAGACTTTCAAAAGATGATGATTGGGCTAGGTGCATCTGTTGCACTAGTGATAGCAATACATTATATAATCGTCCCAAACGGACTATAATTTGCTTGACAACTGCGCTCACATCTGATATAATAATAGCATATCAACAGTAAACAACGGAGAATTTCAATGACAGTAATCTCAACTTATTTTAAAGAGGATGCAGGCTTTCGGGCACGTGCTGAAGTCGTTAAAGAGGGGAGTGATTATAAGATGAAGTTGTACGACCCAGAGGGTAACTTTGTTAGCGAGAAATCATTTCCAGGTAAGTCAATTCACTACGTAGAGAGTGCGGCTGAAAACTGGACAATGGGCTTTCAAGTTCTATGAGTATAATCTCTGGTGTACGTGGTAACACATATGGCCTTGACATTCGAGACGGTATGGTGTATATTGGTGATATTGCAATGACAAACAATTCGCAAGAAACGCAGTTGTTTTTATATGCATATCGAATAGGCAGAGATCACAAAAAAATGGAGATAAGGGAAGCACTAGACATATGAAAGAATTAAATTCAGAACGAATTATGCGAGAAATACAAGAGTATATCAAAGCAGGTATACCTTACATTGATGCGGTTATTGAGTATGCAGAGAAGAACGAAGTTGAGATTGAAGTGGTCGGTGAAATTATTCGCAGGTCGCCTGTTCTGAAAGCAAAGATACATGATGAAGCCGAGGAGTTGAACATGATAGAACGACAAGCGAAGTTGCCAATTTAATGTCAATGTATAGCACCACAGATGCGTTTGACATCTATGTTTACTATCTTGCACTGAAGAGACACTTCACTTCGAACTATGACTTTTTCAAGTACAATGGCAAAGTCAAAGCTAACGCAATGTCTTTCGAAAACAGAAAAGACAAATTCTTCTTCTACAAACTATCGAAGAAGAAGGAAGCAAAAGATATTATTCTAGCTAACATGCTTGCAAACCCTAATGCGTGGGCAGGTGAGTTACTAGATGATAAAGCCGAATCCATTTATAAAGAATGGATAAAGCGAAAACAGTCCTTGACATATCAGTTTAAATCTGATATAATTAACCTCGATGATGACTTCAATGACAACTTTGTTGTTCACGATGGTCAGCATCCAAGACTGTTAAAATTGTATATGATGAATGATATTAGCCTTGAAACGCTTGTCATGATCTGTGATATAACAAACTGTATAGGTCATTGGGAGAAGAATATTTCTGATACCATTGTATTTCCTGATATAAATAAACTTGTCAGGAAATACAGACCTTTCTTAGATTATGATAAACCAAAAATGAGGAAAATATTACTTGACAAATACAACGAAACATGATACTATACATCGTATAAATCGTAAATAAACCGTCATACATAGGAGAATACATATGACTACATCATTCGCCGCCCTTAAACAGGCTCGTTCATCAAGCTTTGATAAGCTAAATTCACAGCTTCAAAAGCTAGACAACAACACCTCAAATAATAGAAACGATGACTACTGGAAGTTAGAAGTCGATAAAGCAGGCAATGGCTATGCTATTATTCGTTTCTTGCCAGCACCACAAGAAGAAGATTTGCCATTCGTTCGAGTATTCGATCACGGCTTTCAAGGTCCAGGTGGCTGGTATATCGAAAACTCTTTGACTACTATTGGTCAAGATGATCCAGTGTCAGAGTATAACTCTCAATTGTGGAATTCTGGTGTAGACGCAAACAAAGAGATTGCACGTAAGCAGAAGCGTAGGCTTTCTTATCACGCAAACATCTTTGTCGTTAAAGACCCTACCAATCCTCAGAACGAAGGTCAAGTCTTCAAGTTCAAGTTTGGTAAGAAAATCTTTGACAAGTTGAATGCCGCAATGAACCCAGAGTTCGAAGATGAATCACCAATCAACCCATTTGATTTCTGGGAAGGTGCTAACTTCAAACTCAAGTGTCGTAATGGCGATGGTGGGTATCGCACTTATGAACCATCTTCTTTCGAAGAGACTAGTACTCTTTCTGGAGATGATGAAGCATTAGAGAAAGTATGGCAGAGCCAGCACTCTCTTAAAGAAATCGTTGAGCCTAAAAACTTCAAGTCTTACTCTGAACTTAAAGCCAAGCTTTACAAAGTTCTAGCACTTGATGGCAGTCAACACGCACCCACAACGACTGCCGAGGATGACGATGCGGCGATGGACTTCACTCCGAAGTTCAAAGAGCGTACAGCTCCTACACAGAGTGAAGCTCCATCGCCAACTTATGATGAAGCATTGCCGTCAACGGGTAGTACCGATGACGATGATGACCTAGATTTTTTCAAAAGTCTAGCTGACGATTAAACGTTCTCATCTAAGCGTAAAGGGGAGTCTTCGGGCTCCCCTTTTTTTATACCACAAACTTTTACAAGGAGTAAAATGAATATAGTATTTTTTGCTATTGTTATTGCAGGCGCTATCAGTGCTTTTGAAAATCAAAAGAAGCTTAATGCGTTATGTGCAGAGGAAGTCAAAGAAGGTGTTTCTGAGACTGTTAAAGAATGTAAACAATATTACTTTGATACAAGGATCAAAAAGGGGTGGTAGACACCCCTCTCTTAGATCAAAAAGCGAATGCTCTTGGATCAGCAGGATCTAATGCTTGTGACGTTCCTGTCTGACTGTAGTAGTTGTTTGTAGTAGCGTTACTTGTATTAGAGTTGCCACCATTGTTTACAGTTGTGTTATTTGTACCCGATGCTCTTGCGGCTTGAGCGGCTGCCTGAGCTTGTCTTAGTCGAATATCTTCTGCTTCTTTTTTTCTAGTCTGAATGTCTACTAACTCTTTTTCACGTTGAGCCATGATACCAGCAACTTGAGCAGTTGAATCTGGATTAGGTGCATTAGCGGCTTCATTAGCGGCGGCAACTGATTCTGCATCTACAAGACTAAAGCCAGCACCAGCTACACCAAAGAAGCGTGTAACTTTATTATCTGGTAATGCTATATTGACACCAGAAAACACATTCATAAGAGCGGCAAATATTTTATTAGGTAGATTTTTAAACCAATCTGTTACTGCGATAAAACCTATCTTCATATCTGCTTTTAGATTAACAAAGAATTCTTCAGCGGCAAATTTAATTCTATCTGGTATTCCTTTAAACCATTCAGCAAGATCGATAAACTTCTCTCGCATATAAGCTTCAGCTTTTTGAAATGTTTCAGTGAGAAATACCCTTAAGTTAAATGGTGGAGCGTCTTCATCACGGAATCCAAACTTCTTAGATACCCAGTCTACTACAAAGTTAACAGGCGCCCATAGAATGTCTAATAGCCCACCTTCTCCTACAATACCAGTCCACAATGCGCCCAATGCCGCAGTAGGATCAGTAAATAAAAGTTTAACCCAGTCTACAGCATCTTGTACTACTTGGAACAGTCCTGATACGATTGCTCCTATTGTTTCTTCGAATGAGAATGAATTTAATTTAGTTAAAATAAAGCCTGGAAGTCCCTGACCTTCTGGTATAGAACCATAC